GATGTCATCGATCAGCTTCGCACGATCTTCGGCATCATCCTGATGGGCACGACGTTTCTCGCTGCAACAGGGGTGATACTGGACCACTACCGCCTTGAATGGGTGGCGGCGTGGTTCAGTACAGCAGCGTTTACGCCGTTCGTATTCATCTACTTCTGGTATGCACTCAATGTTGACATGAGCCGCATTGCGGCCGCATGCTTCTTGTGTGCGCTGGGGATCAGTGCCCTCTCGCGTGCAATCTTCTGCACAGCTCATGCTGCGTACTTGCGGATCATGCACTTCGAAACGCTTCCTTTGGAGGACACTAATGCCGACTCCTGAACTGGTCGCGCCCTGGCTTCCATGGGTAGCGCTTCTTGTTTCAGCTGTGCTGGGATCAGGTGGCATCGCCGCCTGGGTAAAACTTAATAAGGATTCAAAGCAGGGGATTGCGAATCACGAACTCGATGAAGAGAACTCAGAGGCCGATCGTTGGCGTCTGATCATCGAGACACAGACCAAGAACCTCCTGGAGCCTATGAAGGCACAGCTCCAGGAACTGCAGCTCAAAGTCGAAAGATTGGAGGCCGAGCTCGAGACCAGCAAGCGCAAGTACTGGCTTGCAATCAACTACGTTCGAATCCTCATCGCGTGGATTCACCGCACAACTGACGTCGCCGACCTGGCACCGCCCGCACCGGCCGAAATCGCGCCGGACATTTAGGAGAAACAATGACCACGCCCGACAACACCCTGCCGACCGAGACCCCGAACATCGTCATCGAGGACCCGAAGACCCGCAAGCGCTTCAACACGATCCTGAGCCTGCTGCTCCTGATCGTGGGAGTCGCCGCGCTGTTCTTCGCGATCTTCCCGGAGGCCGCGTTCGGCACGGACATCCCCGCCCGCGCGATCCAGTTCCTGACTGCCGTCGTCACCTTCGTGTCGGCGTGGTTCGGACTGGGCGTCACCAACCGCAACTACCCGAAGTTCTAAACTTCGCGGTATTATCCGTTCGAGAAAGGAGTCGACGATGGGCATCCTCGAAGACATCTTCGCCGCGTTCGGTGGTGGATCGAAGCCGTCGCCGACTCCGTCAAGCACGCGGGCACCTTTGCTGCCCGCAGGTCAGCGGTTCACCGGAGGCATCCCCAGCTCTGCCCCAACGCTGATTGCGACGCGCGGAGGTGGTGCCAAGGGATCCGCCACCTCCGCGCCTCGCCAGAACACTGTGAACGACGTCATTCGTCCGCAGGCGTCGCAGAGCCAGAAGGCCTTCGATCCGTGGGCAAATATTGGTCGTGCACTGTCTGACTTCAGCCACGGACTCGAGAAGTCGCCGCTCGTCAAGGGCAACGACACGGTCCCGTCCATCTCCGGTCGCGGCGTGCCCGAGCTCTCGCAGGGAATCAACGACATCGGCCAGGCGCAGTACGTGGAGAAGAAAGCCTCCGACGACGCGCAACTGGAGCGCGACAGGTACGCTGGGTCGCTCGGACCTGCCGGTCGCCGTCAGGTGCGACAGCTCACTGATCAGGAGTGGACCGCACTCACGCCGAACCAGCAGCGCGACGTGATCAACTCCTACGCGCTGTATCAGGCCAGTGAAGCTGACCGCAAGGCCGGATCACACGACACCGGCAAGATTGACTACCAGGACAAGGTCTCTGGTATCTTCGGTGAGCAGGGTGGTTCCGACACCTACGCACCGAAGACTGTGGCGCTCCTGAACGAGCTCGGCTACAAGAACGACAAGGGTGACCTGGACCAGTTCCTCAACGGCTCGGCAATCCCGACCTACGAGAACATCACTGGCGAAGAGCAGAACGACGCTCGCTCCGCGATCCTGCAGTCTCTCGGCGACAGTGACGTGTACAACAACGAGAGCCTGAAGTCCTCGCTCAACGGCGGCGCGTCGCTGATCAACTCGCTCCAGCGAACCTCGGCAACGCCGAAGGACCTGCTCGCTCTCGGTGGTATCCAGTCTCCGTCTGACAACCTCTCGACTGCTGACCAGGACGAGCTCGACATCCTCGTCAAGAACCTCGGCAGTCGAAACGTCTACAGCCAGGCTCAGAGCGACCCGAGCCTCAACCAGCAGCTTCAGGCTGGCATCGACGAAATGGTGACGAAGCACGGCTCTGACGTCGTCGCTCGCTACCTCCGCAACCGGGCTCAGCAGTTCGGTGACCCTGTGAACTTCATGTCGCCCGACGAATTCACTAAGACCTGGCTAGGAGAGTAAGATGGGCTTCGCAGACGACTTCAACAACTACATCCGATCGGGTATGCCGATCAGCAAGACACCCGGTCTCGTGCAGAAGCCCGACGCCCGGTCGTTCTTCGACACCCAGCTCGCCAACGCACAGAAGACGCAGGCCGCACCGCCCGCGTCCGTACTGCAGGGCGGCTCCGTCAACCGCGTGCCCACGGCTAAGTCCTCTAAGGTCGGTGGCGGTCCTTCTGCCGCCGACATCGCTGCTGCCAACGCTGCCGACGCTACGGCCAAGGCCATGGCCGCTGGCAAGGCCCAGACGCTGAAGCAGAACCAGAACACGCAGGCGATCATCGACGCACTCATGGGCAGTCTCTCCGGCTTCGCAACCGGTCGCGACACCCAGATCACGAACGCGAACGCCGCCATGGAAGCCGCGTTCAAGGGTATCCAGTCCACCTACGACCAGGCACTGGAGAACTACAACGGTCTGCTCGATCAGAACGAGCAGGACGAAGCGTCCAAGACCGCGGCCAACATCACGAACCGCGCCCGTGAGCGTATGTCGCTTCTGCAGCAGGCCGCGACCCAGGGAGCCGGTGAGACCGACCAGCTCCGTGCTCAGGTCCAGGCGTTCTTGAACGCTGATCAGAACCAGAGTGAGGTCGACCGCGCATTCTTCGACACGCAGGGCCAGATCAACAGCCAGGTCGCCGGTGCCAACTCGCAGGCTGAGGCACAGCGTCGCTCCGCCTACAACCAGAACCAGGAGGCGATCGGCTCCGCGTGGAACGACTTCTGGAAGAACCAGGGCGACACGTGGACGAACATCCAGCGTACCGCCGCTGGCAACGCCAACACTGACACTGACTACTCGACCGGCTTCAACGCTCAGTTTGGCGGCAAGGACCCTGTCAAGGAAGCTGCTGCCGCCGCCGGTCAGACGTACAAGATCCAGGACAAGGAAGACGACTTCTTCACGAAGTTCGCCAACCGCCAGGACGGTCGTCAGACGCAGATCACGTCGACCAACCGCGCGGGCACGTCTACGATCAAGGCTCCCAAGGCAGCTGAGGGTGCAACGCTGAGAGGACGTGGCTGATGCCCAATCCTGACGTCGCTATGACGTTGGACGAGGCCGTTGCAGAAGTCCTTGGGCTTCTCATCGGCCTCGATCTCGACTATATCCCGGAGCTGGACAAGTACCAGTCCGTGACCCGACAGCTCAATCGTGCTCTTCGTGCCGTCGCTCTCGACAACGAGTGGTCGTACTACTCGTCAACAGAGAACGTTGGCCTCGTGCATGCAGGCGACCGCACGGTGGCGCTCCGCTCCAGCGTCCGCCCCCGCATCATCGGCGACGACTCCGTCAAGCTCGTCGATCCTGACTCTCAGCAGGTCGTCGAGTTTATCTATTTCATGTCGCGCGACGCGCTGATGAAGTACCCGGTCAACGGTCCGATCAAGGTTGCGTACACGCGCACGACGCTAGAGTTCAGCCGCGCGTTCTTCACGAGCGAAGACGGGCTCGAGATTCACGTCCCCGTGATGCGTGAGCCCATCATGTTCCGCATCCCGCCCCAGCCGGAGGACCCAGATGCACCTGTTGTTCCTGTCGATCCTGATATTCGGGATCAGCTGGTGGATTTCGACTATCCTGATTTGGTGGTTCGAAGAGCGGCCTACTACTACGCGCAGACGAATCCGCTCTGGCAGCCGCGCGTGCAGACGCTCGAAGCCAACTACAAGGAGCTGATGTACGCTCTCACTGAGCGTGACACTCGCAACACCGACACGCCGTTCCAGAACGAGTGGGACCTCGGCATCGAGGGCACGACCACCTACACTCGTCCTTGGACTGGTCGTCCGTCTGCGAACTGGGAGCGTATGTTCTAATGGCAGGCGGAAAGCAGGTCATCCAGGCTCCGATCGACCGTCCTCTGGCTCGCGCCTACCTTCGTGAGTTCAGCGGATGGTCGACGGCGTACCCGCCTGGTCTCAGCGACCCGACCTCGATGAGAACGATGGAGAACGTCTATGTCACGCGAGAAGGTGCATGCCGAATTCGACCAGGAATTCGATCTGTCTTCACCGCCGACTGGTGGCTCGGCAACACCGGCGAGTCTATCGTTGGTGCTTTCGAGCACTTCATTTACGACTCTACCGGTCGAGCTGCTCTTCTGTTCGCCGTCCGGGGAACTGACAACATTGTCCGGTTCCGAGTTGTTGTCTACAATGCCGCTACCAAGCGATACGACGATCAGCCCGGAGTCTTCCCAGCCCTGACGTTCAGCACGACCACAACCTACGTCCGCTACCTGCAGATCGACAACAAGATCCTCGCGCTCTCCGACGATCCCGTTGAGCCCGCGATCTTGTTCAACGTCGGTACGACCAAGTCTGCAAAGAAGGTTCCTGCAGCGGGGCTGAGTGTCCCAGCCTTCACCGATGCTCCCACCGTCGTGCATCCCGACGCGCCGTGGATTGACGGCACTGTGAAGAATACTCGCCCCGCTGCGGAGACTCCCACGACTGGCACACTCGTTTCCAGTACGACAGCAAGCAACACGTACTCGTTCGGCTACTTCTACACGTTCGAGACCGAGTTCGGAGAGTCGGCTCCCAGTGGAATCACAGTCATCAAGACCCAGCGCGGCTGGAGCCAGTGGAAGTTCAACAGCCCTGACGCCTCTGGTAACGCCGAGACCGTCATTGTCGTCGATCCCACTCTCGCTATGGACCAACTGGTCGGTATGCTCCCCAGCGGTCAGTACGCTACCGCCAAGGCTGCAGGTGCAATCAGCTGGAACCTCTACCAGTTCACCTGGAACGACACGTCGTCCGTCCCCTCTGTCGCCGTTCTCGTCGGCACGCAGAACATCACAGCGGCCGGGACGGAAGCGACCGAGTCGTGGATCATTAACACGGCCGCTGCTCTCGCAGACTCCTGGATCGTTCCCGTCCCGAATAAGGACAATCGTGTCAACTACAGCGGCGGTCCGACAGCTCGTCAGGGTCTCGCTGTCGGTGACCGCCTCGTCCTCGTAAACGACGGCGCGAACCAGGCACGCATCGCCTGGACTGCAAACGTTCCCGGCGAGTACACGAACATGTCGCCGTCGAAGGGTGGCGGACAGAAGACACTGTCCACAGGTAACCTGCTCGTTCCGATGAATGTCCAGCTGTGGCAGAACCCACAGTCAACCGACACGATCGTCATTCTCTGTAAGGGACTCGATGGCTATCACGGCGCTTTCTACATGGCACCTGCACAGGTCACAGGGCAGTCGGACTCGACTGTCATCATGGGCTTCGAAGAAACGACAGCGACACCTGGAACGGTCTCACCGTACGGTGTCGAAGTCCTGAACAACCAGCTGTACCACCCGCTCGAAGCCGAGCTCATGAAGAGCGTCGCGGCAAACTACAACATCAGCCACAAGACGATGACCACTGACATCGCCAACAAGTGGCAGAGACTCGTCAACAAAGACGACATCGTTTCCTCGCAGCACGACTCGCGCCTGTACTACATCGTGAACAACCCTCAGGGTGCGGCGCTCGAAGAAGACTGCATGGGCAACGAAATCTGGGTCATGGACACAGGCGTCGACACGCCTACGTGGTCCCGCTGGCTGATCCAGGGCATCGCTCTCAAGAAGCTTCAGATCGGCGACAAGCTGTACATGGCTGTCGTCAAGCCTGACGCGATCTTCATTCTCGACGAGCTCGCCTACCAGGATGAGTACGCGTCCGGCGCGACGACCCAGCGCAAGAACATCCCCTGGAAGATCGAGACCAACACGCTCGGTGCCAACCGTGCACACGACGCGTGGGCGAACGTCTACCAGGCTCAGATCCATGCAGGAGACTGGATCGGAACCTTCGAGTGGGGCGTCAAGGGCTTTGACATCCACAACCGCTTCGTGCACAAGTACAAGCGGTCGAAGTCTCCGCAGGATAACACCGGTGTCACGATGGGCAATGGTGTCCTCGCTCCTGGCCAGGACCTCGGAGATAGCAACGACTATCTCGAGATCAAGCGCGACATGATGGAGTGGACGTTCTACGCACAGTCCATCAACGCTCCTGACCCGGTCGCGGGCGGTGCTGCGATCGACTGGATGAGCTACGGCCAAATTGACTTCGTGCAGTTCATGCTCATGCAGGAGTCGACGAACGTCAACACCGAACTCGGCTCGATCCAGACGTTCGAGTACCAGAGGAACGCGCGTCAGGGTCCGAACTCCGGTGAGTCGATCACACGTAATGGCATCCCCATGCCGCTCAACACTCGGAGGCCGTGATGTTTTCAAACCGTGGTGACGAGCTCACCGGCATTCTCGCAGAACTTATCCGTCTCAACGGTGGAGGAGCAGTACCAGTGTTCACAACAAGGGGCAAGGCCCTGACCGACATCGCCTACCAGGCAGGCAAGCTGAAGAACGGCTCGTACGGCACGTACCCCGCCTTCACGAGTGAGGGCCAGCTGCTCGACGACATCGGTACCCTGCTGAACGGTGTCACGCTCGGTGGCGAGGTCCCGACGACGACCGTCCTCACCGTGCCGAGCCAAGTGACCAACGTCAGCGGCTCGCCGACCGGTACCGTCACCTGCAAGAAGTACTCCAACCGCATGGAGTTCCAGATCGACGTGACTGCCGCAGCCACGTGGTTCTTCGACATTCCCTTCGGCACGAACATCGCCCGTCCCAAGGACGACGGTTACTTCGAGCACGACATCGCCAACGCCGGTGCGTTCGTCTACAACAGCGGCCCTGGTGGTGCAGGCATCCGCTTCTCGACAGGCAACAACGGCGTCTTCACCCGAAGCGGTCTCGTGCTGATGTACGCCTACTAACCCTCGCGGCGCGCCACCGGGTAAAATGGGGTGGGTGGGCCTTTTTGCCCACCCACCGCCCAACCGGAGGATCAAGTGGCCGCACCCAACATGAAAGCGCAGCTCTACAATGCGCTCAAGGATGCTCGGAATGCGGGGCTTCCCGTTCCCGAGTTCCAGAAGCAGTTCGTTTCGTACACCGTCGCCGAGCTCCAGGGCTTGTTCGACGCCTACGTGTCCCCGCACCTGAACGTGCAGGCCGTCGAGGAAGCAGAGCCGATCGAGCTTCCTGATGAGGCCGACGACATGCTCGCCGAACTGCTCGGTGACTTCGCTGAGCAGCAGCCGGAGCCGTCGCCCGCAATCCAGGCTGTTCAGCGCGAGGTTGCCGACTCTCAGCCCGCGCCCCCGCCCCGACCCACCGGGGCTACGGTGCCCAGTGCGGCCCAGAGCGCGGCACCTGTGGCCACTCTCAGCTACGATCAGGCGGCTGAGATCGTCCGAAGCGACCCGTCGTTGTGGGGCCAGTATGCGCCTGAGCGCCTCGCCAAGATCTTGGACATCCCCTTCCAGGATCGCGGAGCCGAACGTGCGGGACTGACGTTCAACACGCACGGTCCCAACGATCCCGTCCGGGTCGACTCACGCGGACGCGTGTGGTACATGGACGAGGTCATCAAGCCCGCCATTCCGAAGCCGCGCATGCGTCGCCGCGTTCGCACCATGACCAGCGACGTGAAGACGGTCTCGACCTACCACCCGGACGGGCGACTGGACGAGACCTTCGAGGTCGCTGGTCAGGAGCAGCACGAGATGGAAGTCAAGATCACGCTTCCCTCGTGGCAGGTCGGCATCTACCGTGACCCGCGCATGCCCTTCAAGATCCATCAGTACAACGGCATCCGCGGTTTCGACCGCATGGAGGTCGTTAAGTACTTCGGCGGCATGGACCTCGTCCCCGAGTCCGTCGCCCACATCTATGTCGGGCAGGACCTCTGCTACGACATCAACAAGACGCGCGAGACCATCGAGCGCTTGTACCGTGAACGGACGCTTGGAAGGAGCATCCTGTAATGACTGACGCAACCGAAATGCCGCTCGGCGAGTACGAGACCTTCGATCTGCCGGAGATGCCGGTCGACCCGGACATCGAGTACGAGACTCCCGATTCGCCGTTCGACGACCCCGAAATGGCAGAGATGGTTCGTCGTGCCGAGCTCGGCATCTACGACACGACGCTCCTGCAGATGTGGGAGTCTGTCATCGACGGCACCGCCCACGCCTGCGAGGTCGGCGTCACGATCCCCATGGCCGACGGCGTGCTCCGTCAGTGGCCGTGGCTCTCGTACATGGACCTGCCCAAGTACCTGCGCTCCCGCTACCGCAAGCTGGCGGAGGCCAAGACGGTCATGCGCATGTGCTACCCCGAGGACAAGGACATCGAGGAGCTGTTCGCCGAGTCCGAAGATGACTGGAACCGTCACAAGGACATCTACCTCGACATCATCGTCGCGTGGCAGCGCCTCGGCAACGCGTGGGTCGATCAGTGGGACAAGATCGCTCTCAACAACAAGGACAAAGGTATCGAGCACGCGGTCGTCGCCGACCTCAACGCGTTCCTCACCCACCCGCAGAACGGTCTGTCCGAACAGATCCGCAACCTCGCCAACTTCGCGATCACCGATGAGGAGATCAAGTCGGTGAACGAGCGCGTGCTCGCCGAGGTCGATGATGAGTGATGGCGGCTTCGGCAACGAGACTCAGGACGCCCCGTATCATTCTGAGTTTGATGACCTCTTTGCGAAAGCATGGAACGACGAGTTCGCTCCGAAAGAGGACACGACAGATTCAGAAGGCGGAGCGTCGACTGAAGGCGCTGGACCTGGAGACACGGCACCAGCTGCTACGGATCAAGGAGCTGCAGCAGGAAACACTGATGCTGCAACACCGCCAGCAGGAGCTCAGTCCGCAACTGACGTCCTCGCCGGAGCTCACGACGAGTCCGGCAGTGCTGCCAGCACTGATACAGCTGGAGACACAGGGACGCAGCAAGATAGTGCTGGAGTTCCTGTCGACAACGGATTCAAGCCCTTCGCAGAACTAGCGGCGGAGGCGCTTCCGCAGGCGCAGAACGCCATGCAGGAGCGCATGGCTCAGAGCTTCAAGGCCCAGGCGTTCAGCCAGGTCCGCGAAGAGCTGAACCCTGACTTCATCAAGTTCCTGCGTGTGTCGCCAATCGCGCTGGTCGGGTCTGAGGTCCCGAGCATCGCGGTCAACGCTCGCCCCGGCGACACGATGCGAATCCTGGACACTCAAATGGCTCGTGACTGGCATGAAGGTGTCACGAAGCTCATCGAGAACGAGGTCGAAGATAAGATCGAACAGCAGAACGAGAACATTCGTCCGCTGATGTCGGTCATCCAGGACTCGTTCCTGATGTTCCAGAACAACCCCGATCTGTTCCCGTATGCTGCTGAGTTCGATCAGGAGCTCGCGGATCAGTTCGCAAGCATCGCGGAGGCGTACGAGCTCCGCGTGGACGGTAAGCTGTTCGGCTACCAGGTAGACGTACAGCCGCTGATCAACGGCCTCCGCTCGCAACTCGTTGCACAGCGTGCCGTGACCGGCGAGCGTCAGCAGGTTGAGACTCGTACTGTTCAGCAGCGGCAGGCGGCAGCAGCCCAGCCCCGAACCGAGGACGGTCGCTTCGACACTCCTCAGGCGGGGATCGCGTCGAAGTCCGGCATGGAAGGCGAGCCGGATGACGACTTCTCCACGTTCTGGGGTGCAACGCCATTCAAGAACATGCCGAACCTGAACATGAACATCTAGAAAGGAACAAGCAAGTGGCACCCACCGCGAAGAAGACCGATGACAAAGCGACAGAAGCCGAAGCGAAGCCAGCCAAGGTGGTCGAGGAAGAGCCGAAGGCCGAAGTCGACCTCGACGCCTCCATCGCCTCGCTGAACAGCGTTCTGGACGAGATCGCTGACGACGGCGTGGAGTGGACGCAGGTCCGCTTCGCGCTGAATGCCGCGACCGAGCAGGCCAAGTTCCTGCACTGGCGCGCCAAGCAGCAGTGATCACAGGCTGGTTCCCACCTCCCGATGAGCGAGCTCAACTTCCCCGTCTACTACAGGCCCCGCCCCTACCAGGCGGAGCTGCACAAGGTGTTCCGGAACAACCGGATCGGCCTGGGTGTCTTTAGCCGTCAGTCCGGCAAAGACACGTGCATGTCGATGGAGCAGGTCGACGCTCGCTTAAAGTACCCGAGAACAACGGGAGTCTACGTCGGCACAGACAGTCCGGCTATCCGGAACATTCTGTACGACAAGACCTACTGGGACCCAGAAGTCGGGCGTCAGGTCCGCATGCTACAGGATAACGTGCCTGCGGACCTGATGCTCGGCAGCAACGGGTGGAAAGACACCCGCATGGAGGGCTGGTTCCACAACCACTCCAAGCTCAAACTGCTCGGCTTCTTCCAGTCGGGCAAGGATCAGAACGGCGTTGGCACGTCGTTCGACGACTACTCCTTCACTGAGCTCTCGCTGTTCACTCGCGAGAACCCGATCCCTCGTCTGCTCCCGATCATCGACAGCGAGCAGGGTCACAAGCGACTCATGGTCGTCGCCACGCCCCGTGGCAAGCGGAACAATCCGCTCTGGACTCTCAAGGAGCTGGCAGAGAGCCGCAAGGACGGTGCTGTCCTTATTCGCACGATCGACGACATCAACGCGATCATGCGAAGCTACGGTCTCCCGCCCGTCCTGACCGAGTCCCAGCTCGAAATCATCCAGGATAACTACCTGAAGCTCTTCGGCAACAGCCGCATGTTCGAGCAGGAGTACTATTGCTCGTTCGAAGAGATGGACAGCGCCGCCGTCTACGGTGAGGCGTACAGCAAGATCATTCTCGAGAAGCGTGACCAGCCCTTTAACTGGAACAGAGAGCGCCCCATCTATGTGGCTTTCGACATCGGATCATCTGGCATTCATTCTGATGCAACGTGCTGGATTGCTTTCCAGTGGTACAACGAAAAGCTCTTTCTTATCGACTGTGGGGAAGGACACGGCAAGGCACTACCTGAATACGTTGACGTTCTTGCCAGCCGACCCTGGTACAACCAGCTAGCTCAGATCATCCTGCCGTGGGACGGCGATCACCACGAGACTGCCGTCAACACGACGCCCGCTGACATGATGCGACTGCGGTTCCCGAACGTGGCCGTGCTCGCAAAGGGCACCAACATCTGGACCGTCAAGGGTCTGCCCCAGACCGGCTCTGCCGACATCATCACGATGGTCCAGCAGGTTCGACTGACGCTGTACAACACGTACATCAACGGTCTCGAGCCGTCTGAGAAGTCTCGCGGTCTGAGCGACCGCCCCAACTGCGACCGCGTACTTGAGTGCTTTGAGAACTATAAGTACGCGTTCAACACCAAGATGGGCGAGTGGTCGCCGTTCCCTGTCCACGACCAGTACTCGCACATGATGGATGCTCTCCGCTATGTCGTCCAGGCTACTAAGGAGCTGGACTTCTTCGGTGGATCGCTCTACAACATCTCCGGAGCTGCCAAGTCCGGAGACTACGTCGAAGACTACAGTGGAGTCTGGTCCTAGGAAGGAAGGACATGGCACTTGCAAAGCACAAAACCATCAAACAGGCTCTGGAGTACGTTGATCGTAACCCCGAGTGGCCCAGCGATCAGGTCCGCCAGCGCCTTGAGATGCCCGTCTGGGAGCTGGTCGCTCGCAACCTGTTCGACATCGCGAACAACCCCGACTCAACAGTCATTGGTTCAGTGGCAAAAGCAACTCGCGCTCAGAAAATTATTCTGGACCGACTCACTGGTACTCGACGAGCCGGTACCGGACCTGCTGTCGCGAACGCGAAGAAGGTCGTTATGGCCGACCTGACTGTCTTCGTAGAGCCGGAGAAGACCGATGACAACAACTGAGGTCGAGCGCCAGCGGAAGATGTTGAACAACATCCCGCAAGAGCACCGCAAGACGGACGACACACGTCTCGAGTGGCTGTGGAACCAGCGACTCATCGTGGTGCAGTGGATCTACACCAACACCGACTCCGCTCGCGACAAGATGGCTGCTAGTCTTGTGCTGCTTGCTGCTTGGTCCGCAAACCTTCCATCGATAGAACAGCTACTTCGACGACTCGAAGGCGGTTCAGTACCAGATGAGAAGTTGCAGGAAGATGACTCCATGCCGATTTGACGGCAGGTGGGATGGGCCGTGTTACCATGCGCATCTGCTTCGCGATCTCGGCAGCACGGCCCAAGCAGCTCCCGCACTCACACGCTAGCGGGTGCCAGTATGCTTCCTCAAGGCTATAGGTCTCCGGCATCGGGCCACGCGCTTCCATTGGAAGCGCGTTAATTGGATTCGCCTCTAGCTTCTTCTTCCATCGCCTTTGCCATTCAGTACTCTTCCATTGCTCGTACCATCTTTGGTACGCCTCAGGGCTTAGCTCCTGCTTCTTCCCAGTCATGGGTTCAACGTCTTCTGTTCCCACTCCGGCCACAACGTCAGGTTCGCAGGCTTCTTATCCTTGACCCTGAAGTACGGACGGACCGTGTACGCTTTGCCGACAGGTCGGCCCGCGATCTTGGTCTTGTAGGCCGTGCCGAAGTACTCCTTCAGCACCCAGTTGATGTGGCGGAGATGCACGTTCGCAATACCCCACTGACCACCGCCCTGCGGATTCGCCTGAGGGTTGATCAGGTCTCGAAGATCAATCCCCGTCACCCACTCGTAGACCATGGGTGCCGTGATCCTGTGACCGAAGTCACTATTCAGCTGGTTCAAGAACTTGCGCACTTCACGCTCCCACTCGACACGAGCGGGATTCTCGTTGATGACGTAAGTATCTTTCGTCAGCGGCAGTCTGCCACGGCTCTCGTCAGGCAGAGCCAAGTCCTGCACGTAGGCCGACGGCTGAACGCCTTCATCGACCGTGCTGCTGAACTTGCGAGACTTCTCTGGATTGAAGCGTGCTTGCAGCTCGCGTTCCAGATCACTGATGGACCTCTCAGGCATAGTGTTCCTTCCGACACATGGGGCGTGAGACCATTATACCGCTTAAAAAGAAAAACGGGGCCGAAGCCCCGTCTTCCTCACGAGTATGACTCGATGTTCCTGATGATGTCAGCGATCTCTTCGAGCTCCAGCCCGATCTGAACGCCACGGTCGTAGATCGCCGTGTCCCAGTGCGGATACTGTGCGCCGTAGAGCTGTGCACCGATCGCGAACAACTTCGAGTTCCTCTTGCCGACCTCGAACGTTCCCGCCAGATCGCTCAGGAGCGAGTCGTGTACAAGCACGAGCTCGTCTGGATCCATCGTCGACACGCCGAACGCCATCTGCCGCGTCAGACGCTTCGTGTCTCGCGCTCGACCGATCAGCTCCATGAGCTTCGCCGGTGCCAGTGCGAGTTCACGATTGTTCCAGCGCTGGTTCGGGTAGTGGAACACGATACCTGTACCCTTGATGTCGACGCCCGGCACGAGCCCGATGATGTCTGGGAACTCATCGTAGCCTCTGAGTGGATTCCACTCAGTCCCAGGGACCTCGTAGAACAGGTGGAATCCGTTCTCGCTCCGGCTGAACTCTGCCAGTGTGCGGGGCAGCTGCATGTTCCGAGCGATCTCGATGCCGCCGTTCTTGCCGTCGATGTCGACGCAAATGCACGGCACCGACCTCATCACGATGCCGAACGCTGACTTGTACTTCTCGAAGAACCAGAGTGCTCGCCCCGGATCGAACGCGTTGTTCGCGTAGTTGTCTACGAACTCCTTCGCGCCCCAGCCTGGCTGGGTCTTACCCGACGCGTAGACCCTGACAAGCGACAGCTTGTCGTACGGAAGCTGTACGGGTAGTGCGATGCTCTCAGTGTACTGCTCGATGTCTTCATACCATTGTGCCACGTTGAGTCCTGTCTACTCAGCGAGGATGGTTTCATCCTCTGTCTCAGCCACGATGCTCTCGCCTCGAAGCAGTGCTTGAATCGAATTGAGAGTGTCGGAACCGACCTTCTCAAGATACTTCCGGCTCGTAGGCTTTCCGTTGATGCGAAAAGTTTTCTTACCGATCGTGAAGTGCTCACCGATCACCTGCAACAGGTAATCGTCCTCGATGTTCTTGTACCCGTTGTTGTCACACCAGCTACGGTACGAGAGCAAGAACACGTCGACCATCATCTTCTTGTTTACGATGTCTTCCAGGAAGTTCATCTCCCTGCCAGACATCCATTCCAAGAAGCGGATGATCGGACTGTTCGTCCAGACCGCATTCATCTGCAGGTCCATCGACTCAGCCGTGATCGCCAGCTTCTCTTCGAGCGTGTCCTTCGTCACCCAGTGCTGGAGCATCAACTCCACGAGTGCCGCCAGCATCTCAGGCTGACGCATGTAGTCCTCGAACTTCTTGTTGAGCGGATACTCGTTCGGAAAGTAGAAGCGCACCAGTCGCTTCTGCAACGCAACCGACTTGTCGCTCACACGCGGTTCCGTCTGCAAGCCTTCGATGAACAGAGCGTTCGTCTGCACCGTGTACGGTGCGTTCTCGTACTTGATCTCGATGTCGAGGTCCTCGCCAGCGACCAGCGTCTTCTCGGTAGACGAGTCCTTCAGGAACTCTTTCATACCATCGAGGACGATGTTCGCCAACTTGTTGTTGAGATCGAGCATGAGTGGACTCTGCTCTGACATCATCTGTCGCTTGACCTTGCTATAGTTCGCTCGGCCTAGAATGTCCTGCAGCATGAGCAACAGCGTGCTCTTGCCGTTGCGCCCACTGCCCAGCAGCAGGACGTACTTGACAGCGCTCCACGACGGTTGGAAGATCGTCGCCAGGTGATAGAGCAGTGAGTGTGCCTGGCTCTCTGAGCCGAGCCACTCTGTCAGGTAACCCCACATCTCCGGCGTCTTCGGATTGTTCTTGACGTACGGAATGCTGATGTAGTTGGGAATGAATCTCGCCGCCGTTACCGGCACGAGCTGACCCTCAGTCGTGAGCTCAGAGATTGTGTCTCCGGTCCGCATCAGCACACCGAACGATGTCTGCTCGATGTGTCTCGCGAACTGCATGGTCATGTGCTTGAACGATCGTTCTTCCTGTGGGGACTGGAACAAGATGTTCAAGGCATTCGCGACGGCCCTGAGCTTCCGCTCACTGAGCGGAATCCAGACGGTGCGAGCAGGATCGGTAGGCTGGTGTGCGTAGGTCTCGAAATCCACCGGCATGAACAGCTGTCCCTGATAGTCAATCAGGTCGAACTGGAGCGCAAAAAGCTGTGCTACAGTTGCAAGTTCCGCTTTCGTGTGGAGTCGGGGCATAATATTAAAGTCCTCTCAGTGGGCTGGGGCGGCCGGTTTCCTGTCACCGGCCGCCCCATTACTTACTTCTCGGGCAGGATCTCGACGAGATCCTTCAGAATCGCAACCTTCTGTTGCATTGCCCTGGTCTCCGACTCATCTGCGTCAAGCAGCTTCTCTGCGAACTTCTCGACGATGTCTTGTGCAGCCATTTCTAATTCTACTCCGTCTCAATGGGTTTCGGTTAGTTGGGGTTTTACTTAATGGCTACTCAAAGGTGGCTCGAACGACAACTCGCTCGTCATCGTCGTCAACTCCGCGCGGCAGGATTCGCCCGATCAGCTGCCTGCGCAACGCGTTGTCTCCGACGATATCATCCAGGATCAGCATGTGGTGGCAGGTCTTGTCTACCCCATCCATGCCGGTCGCGATCGCGCTCGTCCCGATCAGAAGACCGTGATCGCTCTGGATGAACATCTGTTTGAAGTTTTCGACATCGTCCTCGCTCGTGTCGCCTGTGATGATCCAGTACTCGGATCCCACTTCGTAACTCTCGAACGTGTGGTAGAGAGCTTCTGCAACCGACTTGTGGCTGCAGTAGATCATCCACTGTTTGGACGAGTTGCCCTCATTCACGTGCATCGACCTGAACATGGCGTTCAGAATCTCTGGACGGATGAGGCCGTCGTCACCGATGAATCGCAGTTCGACGCGCTTGTGGCGCTTCTCCATGTCGCTTGCGACCATTCTCAGGTGACGCTGGCTAGCCCCTGCCTCTTCGAACAGAGTGGTGAAGACCCAGTCTGTCGGTGTCGGCAGTGTTAGGCTGACCTCTTTCCAGGTCGCCGTGTCTTCGACGTAGGCGACCCACGGTCTGCTCCGAAGGAACTCCAGAGCACTGGGGTAGTGCAAGAACCCGTCGACGTACGGGATCATGCTGAACGGGTTCGGACGCGTGATGCAGTTCTTCACGACCCAGTCGAGGAAGTTCCGTACCGGCTCCTTGTCACCGATCGCGGTCATGCAGAACACACGCTCGTGATCGTTGTAGTTCGGAGTCGCCGAGTTCATGATGAGCGGAACTGTCATCTTGAACGCCATACGGTTGAGCTTCTTCCAGCCGTCGCCGGTATGTCCGCCTGCCTGATGCACCTCGTCGTAGATGATCGGCACGCCTGCCGGATACTTCGTTGCAGGCATGCGGAACCGCTGAGGCGTGTCCACTCGTACCTTCATGTTCAGTGCGAGTGCGTCAGCCTGCCACGAGTTGTGTGTCGCTCTCGGAGCAATGACGACGACCTCGCTGAAGCCTGCCACGTGCACCAGAGCAAGGGCTGTCTTGCTCTTGCCCTGCCCTGTCGGGTAGAACAAGAGCATGACGTTGTCCACTTCAGGACTGCCCCACTGCTCGAACGCCTGTGTCTGCGACTCTGACCAGCCGTTGAACCGCTTCTCTTCCGGCTTGTGCTTGTCGGCCTCGATGAACTGACGCTCGCACCACAGCCAGTCTGCGACGTTGTGGTTCGCCTCAGTCAACGTTCTCCCCGATGTTCGCGTAGGGGTTCTGATAGTCGATCGGATGGATGCCTTCCCACCCGTTCAGGTGATTGCCGACGTGCCCGTAGGCGCGCGTGCAGGTCGCCAGCTCCGGCGTGCTGCCCTTGAAGATGACACCAACGAACCCACACCTGCCATGCAGTGTGTTCATGCTAGGCAGTGCCGATTCGGCGTCAGCCGCAACCGTCGCCGTCATTGTCGGCTTCAGCTCCGGCTCGCCCTTGTCCCGCTCGGCGAGCTTCGCGAGATACTCTTCGACGGTGCGAGCCTGGATGATGCCGCCGTGATTGGCGTCCATGACCTCGACGAAGATCTTCTTCCAGCCGTCCATGTCGTCGCTGTTGTCGCTGTAGTTCGGGGTCTCGAACGTGCGGAACATCTTGTATGCGTCCATCAAGAGCGCCACCTGCCAGTCCTTGATCTCGACGCCGAGCAGCCCCGACCAGATCATGGCGACGCGCTCCATGTTGTTGACACGGTCACCGTACACCGCGCGACGGCTCGCCAGCAGCTCGTCAGTCGTTTCCTTCTTGTCCGACATTGTCGTCCTCCAGTCTCTCTTTGATTTGTTCGTACGCGATTGCGAACTCAGCAGGCGATAGCGGCCTCGAGTTCGGAATCGGAATCGGAATCGTCACTGTCAACCTCCTCATCCTGCTCTTCTTCAGGGTGGAGTGCTAGCCAGAGCGTGCGACGCTCTGTTGCTGTCTTCCCACCGAAGATACCGTGCCGCATGTAGCTGTCCTTCTCTGCGATCAGCGCGAAGACCAGGCACTCACGCTGGACCTCGCACACGTTGCAGAAGCTCTTCGCCTCTGCTTCCTTCGCAGCTTGATTCCTGCCTGGAAAGAAGATTTCCAGATCGTCGGCGTCAACACACGCCTTCCGATCCATCCACTCTTCCCTCTGTGCAGGCTCAAAGTCTACACGGTCACTGTAGATACGTACCGCCATGGTTCACCATCCAAGTTGGCCTGGACGAAATCGAAGATAATCCGATTGATTTCGTCAATGTCGTAACCGACCTTCAGTGCGACGCGAGCGGCGCTCTTCAGGTCAGCGTGGTTCGTCGCCGTGAAGCGATTCACCTTGAACAGTTTCATCACGAGCGGTGCGATGATCTTGCGAAGACCGGTGTTGTCTACCGTCTTCGACTTGGGCAACGTCTGCCGGATTGCCTGCACGAGTGCGAGCATCCGTGCATCCTGGCCTACGTTGCGTCCACGCTGTCTGAAGCCTTCCACTCCAAAGAACGCGACTGAGTGTTCCTGAAGCTCGTCGTAGACACGACGAAGACTGTCCAGGAACACCGGACTGATGATGATCGAGAGCCCATCCTTACTGGTCACGTTGGACCAAGTGTAGGTGTGCACTCGCCACTCACGCCGTTGCGGATCGAGCTCGATCGCTACCAGCGCAGTGTCTACGATACCGGGGTCTATCCCGGCAATGACTATGGTCTTCACCTGATCCCTCTCAGTGAAGCCGGGCCTGTGTAGCTCCCTCCGAAACACAGACCCGGCTAGTCTTACTTGATGTACCTGTACGCGGACTTGATGTCAGCAATCAGCGGGAAGCCTTGCAATCGCGTCGTGCTCATGCAAAGCTCCATGGCTGCTTCCACCGTTTCACGGTTCAGAGCTCCTGCCTCAGTTGACGGATGCCAGTACACATTGATCTCATCGTGGAACTGTCCCACGATGTGGACGTTCGGCGCGCCCTTGAGCGCCGCACGCAACATCATTAGGCTCTCGAAGAAGATCTCACGACACAGGGACTGTGTGAGAATGCCTGCGAGCTTACCGCCATAGATGCTGTAGAACACTTCGAGCGGCTTGCCCTGAGCGTCCTTCAACTTCGGGTGCTTGTACGTCGCCTTCCACAGCTCACCCGTGTTCTTGTCTGCTGGCTTGTAGTAGCACAGCTTGTTACCCTTGAAGTAGCAGCCATGCACGAACCGCGTGACGAACGGCTTCCCATCCGGTAGGATGATCTGGATGCAGAGCGACACCGAGCCTGGGTGCTGCGCACTCATAGACGCCAGCGTGAACGGCGACACGCGAACCTTCATCCCGTACCCGATGTGGGTCTCAAGCTGCATGTTCGCACGCACTGCATCCTTAAGGATGTCGTCCAACGTCGACCAGTACTTCACGATCGCCGGACAGGCCGACCGCCAGTCGATGACATTCTCTGCAGCTTCTTCGATCGTGATGTCGAAGCCCAGGCGGAACATGAAGTCCTGCACGGCTACTGCCGACGCCTGGTACCCACAGCTCAGCTCCGAGTACTTTCCACGAGGACGCTGCTCTTTGGTAACTTCTTCATACTTGACCTCACCGTTCGTGAAGCGCACAAAGAGTTCTTTGTACACGTCACGACCGTCACGGAAGACCTGAAGCTTCCATTCCTCTTCAGCCGAGTATGCGAGACCACGAGACTCCACACCGCTGAAGTCGCCGACGAGTGTTTCACCGTCCGGCTGATCAGCAATGAATAGCTGTCTGATCTGCCCAGACATGTCACCGTTCGACCAATGGACTTTGTAGTCGTACAGCGTTGACACATCACGTACTTCCCCGTCCACGAGTTCGAGCTTGCTGATGTTCTGAAGTTGCGCACCGACAGATGTCGATCTACCCGTCTGACCTGCACCGAAGTGCATGTACTGGTTGCGCAGTCGTCCATCAGCCGACAGCAGGTTCTTGATCACCGGAAGCTTCTGCAGCGTGGTGCCACCGATTTCCAGCTTAGTCTCCAGCAGAGACTCGACCTCTTCGAGTTGACCGACAGCGTACTTCAGGTTCTCACTGTCGTCGTCATCCGCCAGCTCTGCAGTCAGCTTCTCGATGCGAGCCTTGACTCGCTTAAGCACGATCGGCAGATGGTACTTGTCCAGGCTAGTGATCTTGACACCACGAACCTCGCAGAAGTGTTTGAGCTGCTTCGGCGAGTTGAAGTTGATCATGACCTGCTGGCCCTGATCGTCCACGATGTGGAACGCCTTCTGTGCGATGATGTCGTTCGCCCACTTACGACGAGCCATCTGCTCCATGAGCGGCTCGTCGATTGCCCAGCCGACTTGGTTCATCTCGTACGTGGCGAGCTCATACTCGCCCTCACGTTCGACCATGTCAGGGTCGAACTGATCCAGGATGCTCTTGACAACCTCGCGAATCTCTTCGCTGCCCTTCGCATCCATCTCACAGTACTCGATGAACAGCATCCACTTGTCCATGTGCCCGTGCTTCTCGATGAGCTCAGGCGTGGGGCCGTCCGGGTAGTACTCGTTCGGCACACAGAATAGCATGACCAGCTCTCGGCCCGCCTCCAGCTTGTGGCTGTTGGTGAGCTGACGCGAAGCCACTTCGAGCTTCGACTCAGCGCCGACCATGCGCGCATCCACAGCGCTGTCCCTGAACGCCGACTCAACGTCGAAGTCCGGGAACAACCACTGTGTGACGGCACGCTCGAAGCCCACGTTGTGAGCCATGATCTGCTCTGACTTGTGGTCGTCCAGCCAGCCCCGGAACTCGTCCGTGATCTGCTGCCACGAGAGACCGGACGAGTCAGTGACTCGCCTGCCGCGCCACCAGATGGTTCCGAACACCCAGTCGTATGTCCGTTGACCGCGCGAGTCCGACACGCTTGCAAGCAGCGTCTTGAACTCAGGATCCTTGACGTAGTTGTCCAGGCCACGCACCGGAAGATTGGTGCGTGACCACGTCTCGTAGTCCAGTCCGCTCACGCCTCAGTCCCCTCGTCGTACAGCTGCTCGTACAGACCAGGCCGAGACCGAATGAACTGCTCGACCTGCTTCTCGTCCGTGATGACCTCGTACCGCTCTGCGATCCACGCCTCAGTCATATAGTCGGGGTTGTCGTAGTCCTCTTCGATGTCCCACTGGTTGAAGAAGTACGGACCGTCGTTACCCCAGCCGAAGATGATCTTGTACTTGATGATGGGCAGACCAAGGCCGTGAGCGTCCTTGATCGTCATCTTCCAGTCGGCTTCGACGTAGCCCTGGTCCGCACCACGAACCGAGTCACCACGTCGCTCTTCGAAGAGATACTCTTCTGTGCCGTACTTGTTGGTGTACTTGTACGCGCGCTTGTAATCCTTGTTCTCAGTCATCGAGAATCTCCTCATCCGATCTTGATGCTTCACGCTCGCCATAAAGGACGAGCATCATTGCGGGGCATGCCTTGTTTCCCTTGTCACCACGCGCATGCGGGTTGGCGGGGCAGAACGTGCAGTGTGATCCCGGTGTCAGCGTCAGGTCACCATCGATGATGGCCTGTTCTGCCGTCAAGACCTTCGTCTTGTACTGCTCCAGCGTTTCCAGGTCCACGTCCCAGTAGTCCGTGTGGTTGCGCTGGATAATGTGCAAGCGAATAGCGACGTACTGGTCTGCGTCAAATGTCAGACCGTAGTACATCAGCTGGCTGTTGCGAATGGGCGACACTTCGATGTCACCCATCTTCAGGTCAAGCACGTGCATGATGTACGCGTCCCTGATGATGAGGTCGACCGTGGTCTTCGGCTTGGTCTGCAACCACGACGCCTCGACCTTGGCTTCCACCAAGATCTCGAGCGTGTCCTCATCCATGGTCTCGATGATGTCTGCGACGTAGCGCAGAGCCTCAGCCAAGAACCTGATTCGCAGTGGCGGCAGACCTGCCTTCGCGAACGTTCCATCAGGATTACCGTTCTTGTCGACGCCTGCCTTGAGCACGATTAGGTTCTCACGCAGCACGTCGATCTCAATCGGCGGAGCCGACTTGTGCTTCATGAACCACGTGATGATGTACTTCTTCTCGTCCTCAAGGAACGCGACGCGCTGTGGTCCCCACAGACCTGCGATCGAGTCCAGCAATTCTGCTGACTGACGCAGGTCAGCTCCCGAGGAAATCACTTCCTCGAAAATTTTATGGAGCCGCGTGCCATGACCCTTCATCCCGTTGTCGTTCCGCTCGGGGAACACGAAGCCAGGGATAGCGCGCTCGAGGTTCGCACTGCCGTGGCAGTTGCTGTACCTCGACGCGTATGACGCGCTGAACCTGAAGTCCAGCTGTGTATCTGTCTCGGGCAACCTCAGTCCTCCGTACTGTGTTGTCGGTGCCATGAGCCTCAACGGCTCTTGCTTGAGTGTTCGCAGGATGCGGGTGTGACGATCACACGTCGTGTTCACGCCGTCACACCACTCATCACAGCTCTTGAGTTCGCACTTGATGAACACTGTGTGCACGTGACACGTGGGATAGTTCATCCACGTGTCACGCACACAGTGCTCAGCCCTGCACGTCGTGCTCGGAACCATCGACGCCGACATGCGGACCGTCGTGATCCTTCAGGAGCGTACACACGTACAGCTCACCGTTCTGGACCCAGCTTGCTGGGCACCAAACGATTCTTGGGGGTGTCGGCATTAGCGACCGTGCCTCTCTACGTAGAACATGGAGCCCATGCTGTTGTCCGCGAGGAACATGTCGAACCACGCGCGCAGCTCATCTTCGGTGAAGACCATCCGCGTGCTCTGACCGAGGAACGGAATGCTGGTCTCGTCCACGGGCGTTGCCGCGTTGAAGTTGAAGTTGCTGGGCTTCTTCGCCTCGGCCTTGACCGGGACGACGACAGTGAATGTTGCCACTTTGGTTTCTCCTTAGCTGTTTCATGCGAAGGGCGGTGAGCCGAAGCCCACCGCCCTTGTTGGGATCACTCCCAGTCGTCGCCGTCGTCGAGGATCGTGGCGTCGCCGTTGTTGCCGCTGATCGGCATGCCCATCTCGGGCAGCAGGTACAACGTCTGGTTGTACGCCGTCACGCCGACCGACGCCTTGTCGAACACGTTGAAGCGCAGACCGGTGCGGAAGTGCCAGCCAGCACCCCACCACAGCTTGTCGTAGTCCTTGGCGAGGTCCGGCAGAGCCAGGTCACCCTCCAAGTCCTCCAGCTTCACGACCATCGCCTGACCGTCCTCGTGGATCAGGGCCTTCTTGCCCATGTCCGCCTGGTACGGTCCCGCGAACTTGATCTTCGCGACGCCCTGGAAGTCGCCCATGTTCTCGATGTCCGACTCCGACAGGTTCCGGAGCGGCATGTTGGGCCGCTTCTTCTTGTCGGTGGGATCGATCCACACGCGCTCCTGCGCCTGCTTGAGCAGGTCAGCCGTCAGCTCAGGGTCGATACCCTTCTTGCCGTTGGTCTGCGCCCACAGCTTGTCGGAGAACGGCAGTGCAATCTCCGTGAGGTAGCGCACCGCCTTGTCGTAGTTCTCCTGGTCGAGGAACAGCGTGCCGCCGATCTTGTCTTCGTACTGCGGCTTGGCGTGTCCCTTCTTGACGCGCCAGTCTACCACGTCGAGCAGGTCCTGCGAGCTCGTGAGCGGGAACGACAGCACGCCCTCGAGGTTCAGATTCTTCGGGTACTGGATGTCAGTCTTGTCTGCCATGACTGTGTCTCTTTCTGTTTCGTGGATGGTTACTTGATGGACTCGAACGAGGTTGCGACCTCGACCTTGCTCACGCCAGGTCCACTGAGCACGTCCATCAGCTGCTCAGTGGTAAGGATGGACTTGACGTTGGTGTGCGACACCGCCGTCGAGAACCAGCGCTTGTTCGCGTACAGCACGGCGTACGTGTACTTCTTGCCGTCCGCGCCCTTGCGCTTGAATCGGATGATCGTCCCGTTCGGGTACTCGTCACGGGTCTTCGCCGTGTACTTGGCCCGGATGTCGGTGACGATCGCGTCCATGTGGTCTGCCACTGTGTTCTCCTCGCTTAGTTGGAAGTTGGTACACCCGCAGTTCTCTACGAGACAGCGAGTGTCCACAGCCTCAAGCCCGTCTGAGCCATAGACTGTATGAGCCATATACCTGTGGCCACAGCAACACACTGTTGTGAGTCGGATTCCTCGGTAGTCAGGCATTGATTGCCGCCATAGCGAGCTCCCGCGCCTGCTCAAGGATGTCGCTCGGCTCAAGCATGGCTCGCTTGAACCGAGTGAACGGCGTCTGCGCACGACGCACGTGCTCGTTCCACGACGACGCCGCCTCGAACAGACCGAGCGCAGTGTGCGTGATGCCAGCGTTCATCTCACTGTTGAACAGCTCGAGGATCAGCTGCGTGCGATCGAGCTCCACGTTCTGCTGAACGCGATCGCTGATCTGCGTGTGATGCGGAGCAGGAATGAACTGCTCCACGAACCAGTTGATCTGGTCCGTTGTCACACGCTGCGTTGCCATGAACTCCTTGCCCGCTTTCCAGGACTGGATGCCCTGCCTCCAGCCCTGCAACGCGTCGCGGATTCCCTCGACGCGCTCACGCAGGTTGCCGGTGTGTGCGAATGAGAAGTTCGTACCCTGCGAGTCGGCGACCACGTCACTCAAGCGCGACGTGTTCTTGCACACGACGCGAACGTTGGTTGCCTGTCCACGCAGACCCTCGCCCTGGACGTAGCCGTTCTGCAAGCAGAAGTACGGCAACGTCAGACCGTTCGGGTCTCCGTTTACGACGACAGGCTCGTCCAACCAGATCAGCACCCAGATGTTGGCGCCGTCGTTGTACGAGCCTGCTGTCTCGATCTTGATATTCTTGTCTTCGCCCTGAATGAGCTCAGCGAGGTCCCACACTTCGCTGGGCTGGACGTCGACGCGAGTGACCGGCACGATGCTCAGCCTCTTCGCCGTGTCCGACCGGACATTCATCTCCCAGTCAGTAACGAGCTCGTACCTCTCTGTCGGCTCGCCGTCCACGATGTCGTAGACCTTGTGATAGATCGGCTCGCGCAGGACCTGGAAGTCGTGAACGAGCTTCTCAGCCTCCTTGCGTGTCGGCCGTTCCATCATAAGGTTCTCGAGACCATGCCACGTGGGTTCTCGAACTGCAAGCACCTTATCGGTGCTCTTGATTCCGTGACTCATGATCACGTCCTTTCCTGTCTCTTCTATTCTACCATGTCGATGACTCGCATGGGGCTTTGGGATTCCGAAAAATAATTTTCGAAAACTGAGGGAGCCACAGTCGCCCCGCTCTCGCGTCGAACGCCCGGCCCTAGCCGCTGGGGCTGGGACCGGGCGTTCGCTGCAGAGATTGTAACCTCGCGTGGCTCCGGTGGGGCTGTGCCGGTCTGCTACCGGTCACACCGTTCGTCGAAGCGCTTCGCGAAGTCGGGCATGAGGCACACGCTGTGCACGATCTGCGGCGTGTGCTGCACGGGACGGTTCAGCTGGACGAGCCAGGCTGAGATCGCGTAGATGAACGCGATCATGATGATCACGAAGGCCGTGATCACCAACATCCACCGTGCTCGCAGAGTACGGTCAGGTTGTTGAGCGTGCTTCGGCTGGTACGACATGACTACTCCTCGATTGCTGAGATGAACTTGTAAAGCTTCTGCTTGAGCAAGATGTCCGCGTAGACAGTGTCTACGACGGGCTTGCTGTGACCCACGCCGATGATGAGCAGTCGAACCTCGTTACCACTCAACGGCTGCATGGTGATGAGACATTCCAGCTTTGCTGCAATGACCTTGATTGATCGTCCGCCTGGAGCGTAGATCAACGTGTACGGGACGCCCTTGGCCTGCAACACTTCTTCCAGCGTGCGCTGGTAGCCAACCTCGCGGGTGTACTTCGACACCTTAGACTCAGTCGGCACGGTAGTCTGCACCGAGCAGAGTACGCTTGATGTTGCGCTTGTACCGAACAAGCTCAGCCTTGACACGCTCCAGCCGACTGATCTCGAGCTCGATCGCCTTCAGATCGTTGCGAGCTTCTGTCATCTTGTATTCCGAGATGATGTGTTGCTGCTCACCGTCGCCGTTCATCAGCATGTTATAGCTGATGAATGGTGCTACGTCCTTTTCTGACAGCATGATTCTCCTTATGAACATGTGACGACGGCCCGCACCGTGTACACAGGTGCGGGCCGTCGTTGCCGACGAAGGCGGTGAGATCAGGCGATGCCGCGCGCGGCGAGCAGCTCGCGCAGCGCCTCGAGGTCGGCGTCCGACGCCTCGGCGAGCAGGTCCTGCGCCTTCTCGGCGACGGTCCGCTTGACGCGGGGCTGACGCTCACGCGTCTTCTCCGCGAACACCTCGGGGTCGAACACGTAGTTGGCGTAGCCGACGAGCGCGTCGTCGTTCTCGAGCGCCTTGATCGCGAGGTCGTGCTGCGTGGCGGTCGCCTTCTCGATCGCCTCCTGGATGGGGTTCGTCACCTTGTCGGCGACGGCCTCCAGCGCCGTGACCTGGTCGCCGAACAGCTCGTCGAGCTGGTCCGGCGCGGTGTCGCGCACGATGATGTAGTACTGCACGTAGCGCACGACGGACTGACGCGGGCGGTTGCCGATCTCGGCACGCGTCGCGGCGGCGGCGGGGCTGACGGTCTCGGTGGTGGTGTCCTGCTTCGGAGCCATGTCTGGCATTCCTTCCTGTTGGGCGGTATGTAACCGGTTACTCTGTACCGTACAGAGTGTGCGGTCCTGGTTCCGGGACGCTAGAGCCGGAACCAGGGCCACGCACCGAGGGCGGTGGGGTAGCGTACAACCATTATACCCCGGACTCAGCCCGGTGCGCTGAACTCAGAGGTCGAGGTCGTGCTCGTCCTTGTTCTCGATCGACGGCGCGTCGCTGTTGAAAGCCGACCACGGGTCTTTGGACTCGTCCGAAGCCTCGTTGATGACCTTATCCTCGGGGTTCTGCGACTCGCTGAGCTCGACGACCTTCTCGTTGAGCTCCTTAACCTCGAGCTCCAGCCCATAGATCGTCGTTGCGTTCTCGGCGACCTGCTCCTTGAGCGCGTCGAGCGTCTGCATGTTGTCGATGTACTTAATCGGGTATCCGGCGAGGTCGATCTCCGAGACCACGTCCGTGTACTCGAACTGACGGAGGCCGTAGTTGAACAGCACGGCGACGTGGCTATACGCCAGACGCTGGTCCTGCAGGACCTGCATCTGACGGAGCCACGCCGTGACGCCCGGCTTCAGACCGGTGACGTTGAAGCGGTCGAGCGCGGCGTCGATCGACGAGTTCTGCGTGAGCGCGATGCCGAGGATCTTGTTGAACGCCACGCCGTACAGGCACGACGGCTTCTTGTCGTCGTCGACGTACACGCATACGCCGTGAAGCGGCTCGTAGACGTAGCCCAGCCCGCGACCGAGGATCGTCTGCCGAACGGCTTCGAGCAGGTCTTCGATCTTGATCGTCAGCTTGATCGCCGCGAACTGGATCAGGTCGACGTTGTCAGTTCCAAACATTGTTTCTTCTTCCTGTCTTGTGATGGGACGGTATTCAGTTGTTCGGACGTGGCAGTCGCTTTGCTTCGAGCTGCCACTGGTTGATGACGGATTCCCGTTCGATAATCTCCGGGAAGTTGGTGTTTACGATCCTGTACACCACGACACAGTACACGCGCTCGTCTTCGGCGAGCGACGTGAGCATCTGTTCTGCCGACAAGTCGTTCAGCACTGCTTGCATCGTGAATCCAGGATCACGGTAGTGAGCTACCAGGAGCTTCACTGAGTTCTCCTAACGCGATCAACGCGAGGTCGACCATGTCATCCTCGTCAGTAGTCATCGTCCCTCAAGTCGCTTGCACTTCTTGCAGTAGATCTGCGGGATGGGATTACCCTGGTAGGCGCGACTCCACATGGTGACGTCGCGCCCACACAGGGTTGTTGTCCCATCATCGGACATCTTGTGCTGCAAGGTCGGGTGACCGTTGTACGCGCGTGCAACAACAAACACGTCCATTATCGCTCCCGATCAGGCAAGTAGTTGAGGTTGGTCAGGTGCTCGTTGATCCGGTGCATGCGCCAGTCCAGGTCAATGAGGACCCAGTACACGTAGCCAACGGCCAACACAGCCCAGATCATGCAGAACACAACCCACAGCCAGAGCTCGTACATCAGCTGTCCTTCGGACCGTACTTCTCGTTGAGCGCCTTGACCGCCTTCGAGTGCCGCTTGAGAGCGGACACGTGAGTGCGCAGACGCTGAACGAAAGCGTCGATCTCAACGATCTCACCGATGATGATGATCTCGTCGCCGGAGCCGTCAGACAGCGCAACCGCGTACTGCTCGACCTCGGTCTCGCCCTGGTACGGGTTGATGGGCAGCTGCATGCCCGGCAGAACCGGCAGGATCTTGACGTTCACAGCCGGAAAGAAAATGACGTCTGTGCTGGTCATGATCATGCCTCCGGCTGGATGTTGACGAGCGTCAGCGTTGACTGACGCGCACGGCTGTTGTAGGCCTTGATGACCACGGTGTAGTTCGGCGTCTGCACGCGAACGAAGTTCAACGCGTCGACCACGTCGGTGAACCGCTTGGTCTCGACGAACTCGTTGCTGACCGCGTCGTGCAACGTCACGGTCATGAGCGTCACAGGCATTTCGCCGTTGGCCTCTCGAGCCTTGTAGTTCTCGAGCTCATCGTTGAGCGCCTGCGTCGAGTGCCCGTAATAGTAGTTGCAGATCAGGTACGTCAGAATGACGGCGATCATCACAACCACAATGATCACGATGACTGCACTTTCCAGTGTCACCATTGTTCTTCTCCTTGTTTGAATTTGTATTTCATGAATGTAATTCTTACTTACACTCACTCCCAAAACAAACTCTTGTTTATAGTGTGTTAGCCAACACACGTCCACAGCCGTGGACAGGTGGTCAGCCGACCGCCGCCAATAACCATGGCGCAGCTTGTGGACCGAAGCGGACTTCGATGAGGTATCGAGTAGACGAGGCAACGTGAGTAGCCGATGTGCAACGATGAGATCAGGCAGTGTCGGCCACGACGGCCCATAACGCTTGTCGTTCACGAGTACGTACTTTCCATGCGAGACATGGGAACGCGGGAGCGGACGGCCAAACGTAACCTGGTTACAGGTTACGCCTGAACCCCCCGCCTTCCCATGGGAGACATGGTGTAACCAACGTAACCGGTTACTTCTGGAAAGTGGACGGTTCAAAGTGATGAAGACGGGATGGATGATCGTGAGTAAGGGTCAGAAAAAAAGTTTGACCGGGTTACGGTTACGTTGGTTACGTTTCCCGCGTTCCCATGGGAGACATGGGAAGCAGGCGTAACCAGCGGAGGTTACGCCGGGCGAGTGCCCATGACTCCCATCGGGTTACGCGTAACCACCCATGAGTCGCATGGGAAGTCAGAGCACGTCAGTGAGCACGTGCTTTGGCACGTGTTACCGATGACAGTGAGCGTGCTCGTGTTTAGTCCGGCTGACTACCCTAGCACAGGTGCTAGAGCAGATACACGTTACCGTGACTACGTCACGTGACAATCAACAGTGACAAGCAAGACTCTACGTCTTGATTGTCTTATACAGTCGCAAAGAATTGCTTCAATGAAAGCACAAAGCATTGTGCTAGCTAAAAGCTAAAGCTTGAAAGCATTAGCTTTGTCTTTTTTAATTACGCATTGACAAACACAGAATCCACTCGTCTAGAGTTGGGTAACCACGTCGCTATCCAGCGACGCAAGCGCCGAGTGGCTAGAACAAGTTG